CTCGACCGGCGTCCCTCAAAGTTCTTGGGGTACCGAATCCTGTGACGGGTGTTATTACGCTCATCCCTACCAACACGTATAAGCTGATCACCCGCAAGGGTGTTCTGCCTCTAGCAGGTCAGGCGTTCAAAGTTATGAACATTTCGACCGAACTAGACGTGCCGGCTGGGGCCGATACGGCAGATCCGCAGAATATTCGTGCGGCTCTTTCTGCTCATATTGGCTCCCTTACTCAGCAATCTGCTGGGTTGGGGGATTTGCTCATCAATGGTGTCCTATAATGGACATCACTTTTGATCTTGAGACGTTGCTTACTTCGCTTGAGTTTCGTAAGAAGCTCAACGAGTCGCTTGAGAGCCAGAATCTTGCCCTGCGTATCGCTATCCTTACTCCGACTGGTCTGGTATTAGGGGAAACCCCGTATATTAGTCCATTCGATGGTGAGGATACCGGCGTTGGGCATGTTGACTGGGATAGGCGCGCCGAGTAGTTCTCGGCGGCTTCTCAATCCTCGAAAGAGGTGACGTTTCGTAGCGTAGGAGATCCACCATGCGTATTAACGCTGATGTTCTTTACTCCAATCTACTTGTCGATCTTGGTGACGTCGTCGACCCGGCATTACCTAGCTGGGCCGTTGATTCAACTTCTAAACAGGTAGCTTGCTATCTGTTGAGGGATACCCTCCTGAAAAAGTTTAATGAGGAGGAGAAGCCCAGTCCAAATGCATGTCTTGCAGCTTTCAAGAAATTTACGGCTGTCAACGACAAGTGTGCGGAATGGTCTCTCGTGTTGGATCGTACGTCGGATGAAGAGCTTATAAACTCCGTGAAAATGGAACTTTATAGGTTCTGGTACGTCGGGGGAGATTCTCCCCTCATCTCAGACCTTAGGGAAGTTTACCTTGAGGGTAGAGCCGGACCCGGTGCTAGTATATCAGCTCGTGGTCAGGATTTCTACACTAAGATGTTCGACAGTCCATTATCATCCACAAGAGGGCTCCCGGAGATTTGGGAGCGTTGTGTCTCGATGGGCGGCCTTAGTTTTGAGGCTGAAGCCTCCAGGCTGTTGAACCACGGATACGACGTAGTAGAGTCAAGTCGTTATAGCTTCGTTAATAAAACGACAGCTGTAGCCCGCGGTATCTGTACCGAACCCACGATTAATATGTGGTTCCAACTCGGTATAGGTAGGATGCTTGAACGTCGTTTGGGCAGCTTTTACGGTATTTGGTTAGATACTCAGCCAAACCGTAACCGTGAGCTAGCACGCGCAGGTTCTACTGATGGCACGGTATGTACCATCGATTTGGAGTCTGCGTCTGACTCTTTGGGGCTCAAAATGCTCCGTGAGATGCTACCCAGATCTTGGATGGCTCTTTTGGAGATGTTTCGATGCCCCTCGACGATCCTCCCAACAGGGAGTGTGCTGGATCTGAATATGGTCAGTACAATGGGCAACGGGTTTACTTTCCCGATGCAAACCATACTCTTTTCCGCGGTTGTAAAAGGAGTTGCTAAACGTCTCGGTGTAAAAACTGATTCGTCTAACTTCGGCGTATTTGGCGACGACATTATTTGTCCGAGCTCGATATACCGCACGGTTAAGCGGGTACTAACGATACTTGGCTTTGTCGTGAACTCCGATAAGACCTTTGTTGAAGGTCCGTTTCGGGAATCTTGCGGTGCCGATTATCATCTCGGCATGAATGTCAGGGGAGTGTATATTAAAAAGCTCCTCACACTGCAAGACCTGTTTGTCGCCATCAACAATCTAAACAGATGGTCTGCTAAGACCGGTGTTTTTCTTAACCGGTCTGTATGCTATCTCGCTTCATTTTTGCGACACGGTTATCCCGTGCCTCTTGATGAGAACGATGATGCAGGCATCCATACACCTTTATATTTTACGCGGAATTTGCGCAGAAATAAGGTGGGCTCTATTGGCTACAAAGCCAGAGCCCCAAGTGAGTACGCCTTTTATATTCTAGGCGATGTCATTTGGACGTTTAGAGATCAGGTACGACGAAATTATAACCCTGCTGGGTTGTATATAAGTCTCCTGTTTGGCGGTATAAGGGGATATAGGGTTCTTCTTAGGCAAAGAAGGGTCCTTTACGTTACGAAGCGCAGATCAACC